GAGGCACGGAGCTGAAACGGAGCAGCCGGTCATCGGCTCTCAGGTTCGGGTATCTTCGTGCACCCCTTTTCTTGGTAGGCATGAACGGCTCTCCGTTTCGCGCAAAACGAAAAGGAGAGTCGATTTATGTCAAACAAAGTTTTAAAGATTAAGCGCATCAACCCTGTAACCAGCGACTACGATTATTTCTTTCCGATGGAAGTAACTTCACCTGCTGACAAAGAGAAAGCAAGACTGAACGGTTTGGAGATTGGATATGTCCGTCTTGGCTTCCGTTGCTTCGAGGCAATCTTAATCCCGTGCAAGAACACGACCATCGACGCTGAAGGCAACACGGTCTATCTGGACACCCCCAGCGAAGTCCAGCACCGCCGCTTCCTCGACCTCATCAAGGACGAGATGAAGGAGCAGGATTCAGTCAAGCAGGACGGTAGGTGCGATATCCCCGACGCAAACGGTGGCACTAAACGCTGCCCGTGCCGCGTACCGAATCCGGACTTCGTCCCTGGGCGTGATGAAGGCAAGAAGCCGAAGACGCTCCCCGTCAAGTGCGAAGGATGCGTATACGAGCAGTTCCGCCAGGCGCATACCACTGTCACCTTCTCCTGCCTCGACCACGAGGACGAGAGCGGCGAAGTGGAAAGCTACGAAGCGCCTGCCCCGTCAAACTACTATGAAGGGGAACGCTATGAACGCATGCGTGCGGCATTCCTCGAATACGTTCAGGAGCACAATGACAAGCTGACTGACCTGGCTAAGTTGCTTACTCTGGACTACAACCGCAGCGAAGCGGCCAGAGCGTTGGATATACCGGCTAGCACCGCTGCAAGCCGCAGAGAGCTGCTTAAAGAACTCTGCCGGCAGTTCCTTGACAGCACAATTATTATGTAACACACAGAGCCCCCGATGTTTCAAAGCATCGGGGGTGTTTTCTATCATCCTTATTTTGAAGACAAGCGGCAGATCATATACCTGATAACGAAAGAAACCTTTTAACAGTGCACCGTTAAAAGATGAATCCCTCTATCAGCCCATCTATAGAACGTCGTCATTACAACCGCCCCGACCTCTGCAGAGAATAACCAACAAAAAGAGCCCCGCGACCTGAAAGCCCTTGATTTAAGCGATTTCAGCCTTGAGACCTAATAATGTGCTTGTATTTTATCTCGTGCGTCAACATTTCTTGCCGCCAATATTTGATACAATCACATTATTCATTTAGTAATGAAACCCTTTTGAAACCCTGTGAATCCCCTATTATAGCGGTTTCAGGGGAAGTCCTGAAATGCGACACCCTACTTAAAGCAACAGCCCCACTTCCTAAGAAGTAGGGCTGCTGTATTTATTCGAGCTCAAGCCCGAATCTCCATGCCGCCGGACATGGTGAATACAATATCCTCCTTGGAGTTCACCGTCATGTAGCCCACAAGGCTTCCCCATAATGCCTTATCAAACTCGGTGATCATATCCGGCAATTTCTCAACCGACTTTATAAAGTGCTCCAACTCGCGCCTTCGTATTCCTTTTGCGGTGATGTCGGCGGTGACCTTTTCATACTTTGCCTTGGTCTCCTCAAATCGGGAAACCAGTGTCTCATAGCGCAGGCTGTATTCTTCCTGATCCTGTGCCACCCGAGCATTTTCTGCTATGAGCTCCTGGACGGCATCCGCATCCACATTCATCTGCTCAACCAGCTGTTTCTGTTCTCTCTCCAGTTCCTCCGTGCCCGTGAGCATGTCTCGCACCTTCCGCAGCTCTTTAATCAGCTCCTCGCGGTCGGTGATGAGATTATTTACCGCCCGGATAAATGCTGCCTTGATCTCGTCCTCAGTTAAATGCGGTGTCTTGCATCCCGTCTTGTTCTTGAACTTGGAGTTGCACTGCCAGACAACCCGGCGGTATTTATCCGTGCTGTGCCATACCTTCTGGCCATACCAGTCGCCACAACATCCGCATCGTATTTTCGAAGAGAAAATCGTCACTCCGCTATAACCTTTACGGCTTTTCCTCTCTTTCATCATATCCTGGATCCGGTCGAAGATTTCAGGCTCAATGATGGCCTCGTGGTTATTTTCTACATAATATTGTGGCACCTCTCCGTGATTGGTGACCCGCCTTTTCGTTAGGAAGTCAGCTGTGTAGTATTTCTGAAGAAGGGCGTCGCCCTTGTATTTCTCGTTCTGGAGTATCCTCTCAAGCGTGTGGGAGTCCCATTTTGCCTTTCCCGTCGGGGTCTTTATTCCAAGTTCTGTCAGCTTTTTTGCAATGGCGCAGCATGAAAGCCCCGCAAGGAATTCTCCATATATCAGCTTTATCACCTTTGCCTCTTCTCTATTGACGACGAGATTCCCGTCCTCGCCTTTGTCATAGCCAAGGAAGCGGCTGTAGGCAACTGATACTTTTCCGTCTGCCATCCGCTTGCGGCATCCCCAGGTGACGTTCTCCGAGATGCTCCGGCTTTCCTCCTGGGCCAGGCTGGACATGATCGTGATGAGCAGCTCACCCTTAGAGTCCAGCGTCCAGATGTTCTCTTTTTCAAAATAAACCTCTACGCCCTTTTCCTTCAGCTTCCTTACAGTGGTCAGTGAATCGACCGTGTTCCTTGCGAATCTGCTGATGGACTTCGTAATGATTAGCTCTATTTTTCCTGCCAAGGCATCATCGATCATCCTATTAAAACCGTCCCTGTGTCTTGTGTTTGTGGCCGAGATACCCTCATCCGAGTACATCCCCACAAACTGCCAGTCTTTACGTCCCGTAATGTATTCTCTGTAATAATCCATCTGGGCTTCGTAGCTGGTCTGCTGCTCTTCGTTATCTGTTGATACCCTCGCATACCCTGCGACCTTTCTTTTTGCCGCTGCATGAACGGGAGCAGACGTGAACCTATTCAAGGTTGCCGGAATCGCTGTTACTCTCTTTGCCATGTTTTTACTCTCCCATCTTTGAATTCAAACTGTATCCTGTCATTAAAAATGGCGGCTCTCTGCACCTTCTCAACAAACGTAGTTTCATACTCCGCAGTCGAGAGGATAGCAGCCGCCGCCTTTCTAAGTTCCTCTTCCGGCAAACGCTTGAGGGAACAGGTGCTTCGCGGGGCCATACACATCCAGCAGTGCTTACTGATCTCTGTTTCGGCCTTTCTCCTTTTCCATGAATCCCTGGTCATCTTTTCACCGCACTCCCCGCAGAACAGCTTCCCAGAGAAGCCGTTCCTAAACTTGTGTCCTCCATATTTCCTCGCTATGCTTTTTACCCTACCATCCGCCAGATGAAATTCGATGCGATCACCATAAACGATTATCTGAATAATCCGTCTACGAAACTCCTCATCGTCTACCTTACCGACGATCGCTTCTGCAGCAGTCTCAAGCTCTTTTTCTGCCAGGCTTCGAGTATCACACACATTTACGCCTTTTCTCTCCCTGGTATTGCAAACCCATATCTTTCTCTTTTTAGCCGTGCGCCTGCTGAACCCGCATCCGCAGTTCCCGCATTTCACGAGGCCTGAGAACTTCGTAAGCACCACCTTGGGGACCTCTTCCGCTCTTGATCTTCTTATGACTTGTGCGCGTTCATACTCTTCAACAGAAATGAGCGGCTCGTACATTTCTTCCACTGCGTAACGGGGTAGTTCTCCTCTATTCTTTTTCCTCACATGCTCCCCGGTGAAATAGTTTTTCTGCAAGATCATGGTTCCCGTATATGAGAGGTTCGATATGATATCCTTTATCGTGGAGTCGCACATTGGGACACCACTTTGGCCGGATATCCCCATCTCCTTTAGCTGCTTCGCGATACTGTATCCTGAATCTCCTGCGAGGTAGCGTTTAAAGATGAACTTCACTACTTCCCCCTGCTCTGGAATAATGCGGAACATTTCGCCATCCCATTCATATCCATAAGGAGCTTTGTGTACATTTGGAATTCCTTCCTCGAAACGTTTTCTTATTGCCCACTTTACATTAGCGGAAATGCTTTCGCTTTCCGCCTGGGCAAAGGAAGCAAGGAGCGTCAGTAGGAGTTCCCCGTCTGTTGTGAAAGTCGAAATGCCTTCACGTTCAAAGATCACTTCCACGCCAATTTCCTTCAGGTGCCGCACCGTCTTGAGCAAATCGACAGTGTTTCGGGCGAAGCGCGATATACTCTTCGTCAGCACGAGGTCTATTTTTCCGGCGTCACAGTCAGCGATCAGCCTCTTAAAACCTTCTCGTTTTGCTGTCCCCGTCCCCGAGATGCCGTTGTCCGAGTATACTCCAGCAAACAGCCAGTCTGGGTTTTTCTGGATCTTCTCATTGTAATAGCTGACCTGAGCGGAAAG